GCGACCGTTTGTAATATTTGGGACGCGTTACCCATCAGCGTGGCCAAGCCCGACGCGGTACGGCCTGCACCGCCGCCGGGTTGACCACCTATGTATTTTGGGATCGCGCTGACGTCGTCGGACAGGTCGACAAACGCCTTGAACACGCCCAGCAAGTCCTGCGCGTTGGACTGCGGCTGATAGAACTCTACCGGTGGTTTAGAATTATTTCCAACCGGATCGTTAGTAACGTGCCATCGCTTCCACGGGTACAGATCATCTGTATTTTCCTCCGGCCTAGCTCTATCGTCGTTGACGACCACTTGAGGCCCAGAGGCAATAGACACGTTGTTGACCAGCGAGCGAAGCGTGGCATTGGCGACGTCCTGCAGGTCGGCAATCATGTCAGTCAGACCGTTGCCGATTGGTGTCCCTGGCACTTTTTCGAACGACGTGACAAAGTAGTTGTGCCGTGCACGGGGCGACGGCGACAGATTGGCCTTGATGACGTGCGAACCGATGACATAGGCGTCAACCCGATAGTCCCGTAGCTCGTCCGACACCCCCGGCATCCCGTATTCCTGGAGAACACGACCTTGGACGTTGCCGTGAAACTCCATCTGAGTAATCAGCCCGGAACGGTTCCATGCTGGATTCTCGCGGGATTCAAGGACAGCGCGCTCTGCATCCGTGGTGTCCCAATTATCGTAGAGTCCTCCTCGTCCATACTCCTCCAGCACGGCCCGTACCTCGTCCGGGTTGAAGCCGGGAAGGTCTAAGAGGTCGTTGATCTCGGCGCGGGTAAGCCGTGACTTCTCGATCACGTTGGCGTTGGCGATGTCGGCAACGCCGGGGGTCCACCAGATATCGAACGGCGATATCCGCGACCAGAACATCTTCGGCGTTTGCTCTACCGTCGGCTGCCCGCCCCCCGGTGGCCACTTAATTTCCGGTACGATCTTGACCATCGGACCCTTGAGGACAGCGAACGGAAATATTGGCAAATCCACCAGGAATTCAGCCAATGCATGGTAAAACATCCCTTCTCTAAGAAACTCTTCGATCCGCTCCTCTGACAACTTGGCCTGCTTGATCGCCTTCTTCTTGGCAGCGTCCGCCGCCGACTGCATCAGCGCGATACGCCGGGTTTGAATTTCCTCCGGCGTCGGCTGCTGACCAGTGGTCTGCATGACCATCTGCTGCTCTTGCGCCATCAGCGCATCGATCTTCTGGATGATCTCAGGCGGCACGTCGGGATCAGCCGGGGGACTGATGCTCCAGGGCCGGTCAGCCCCGAGATAAATGTCGCGCAGAAGCGACGATGCTGCACGGCACTTCTGCGCGGTCAGGCGGGCATAGACCTGCGACCCGCCGAACTTCATCACTTCTTGCATCTTGGTGGGAGAATACTGGCCGTTGAACGCCCGCATCGCCTCGATCAGCCGGTTCGACCAGCCCGACGCGGTATTGCGGTGATTTCGGAAAATTTCAAATTGAGTCTTTATATAGCCGACCAATTCCGGCGCAGGCGGCTCCTGCGGAGCCATCGCCGCCGACTTATCCGCCGCTTGCTGCGCCAGATGTGCTTCCAGTGCCGCAGGCGGAACCACCTGCAGCACGCTCATTTGACCGAGTGGATTCGCTGCCATGACGGCAGAAAACACGAACTTCCTTAAGGAACAGTTAACTCTTGTCTGCTACGCCAAGCGCCTTGACACTTACGGCTGCAAAATTTTGCTGTGTCAAAACGAGCGGGTGTAACATAATACGATTTGTAGCATACGAGGCAAACGAACTCTTTTCCAGCCCGAGTACGTGGCCGAGCAAGTGCGCCTCGATGTATCGGGTGTTCGTCGCCATGACATACAGCACAAAGAACTTCAATATTCTCTGGAACCGCTCTAAGTTCAGGATGCGTAGCGAACGGCTTTATGTGGTGCCCCTGCAAATTTTCCGTAGCGCCGCAACGTTCACATTTACCAACCGCTCGCACCTTCTTCAGCACAACTTGGTTAGCAGCACTACGTCGAGCAAACCCACCCTTCCAATTTGGATTCTTGTCTCCTTTTTTCGAAGCGCCATTACATTGCAACGAACAAAATCTCATATCACCTTTATTGTTTGGCGTTTTTTGAAACGCTGCTCCACAGTGTGCACAAACACCACTATAAAATTTTCGTCGCTTACACGGCGGTCCCCCTGGACGAACAACGTAAGCGCATTCATACGAACAGGACAACGTCTGTCGTTGAGCAATATGTCTGTTGTAGCGAACAAACGATTTACCACAATGACAAATCAAAACTGTGGAGGCAGACATGGCTGACCTTGATGAATACGCCATGGCTAAATTAGCACGCGAAATGGCGATGGCCATAAGAAATTACAAAGATATTTTTGCAGATTTTAATCTTACAGAGGAAGATTATTACGAAATTGCCAAGAACGATTTTTACAAGCGGGCCAAGGAGCAGTTCGCGCTGGAGTGGAACAGCACGCTCTCGACCGCCGACCGGGTCAAGATCACCAGCGCAGCCGGTGCCGAGCAAGGGCTGCTGGCGGTCACCCGGCGGATGCTGGACCCCAACGAACCCTTCCCCGGTGTGCTCACCGCGTTCAAGCAGCTGTGTCAGAACGCCGGGATCGGCGATCCCAAGGCGGAGCAAAAGACGTCAGAGCGTTTTATCATCACAATCAATATCGGAGACGAATCGAAAACTTACGACAAATCAATCGATGTCGATGCAAGCGCCGTCGACCTTACGGCTAAGAAAATTTCTTCAGATAAAGCCCTCTAATGCCAGTAATTTACACATCGCCGCCTACACTCAGCCGCTTTATGAAGTCCCAGGCTTTTGGCCGTATCGCAGCTGGGCCTGTTGGCAGCGGAAAGACTACTGCATGTCTCATAGAAATTCTTCGTCGCAGCATGGAGCAAGCCAAAGCGCCAGATGGTAACAGATACACTCGCTGGGCCGTAGTACGTCAAACATTAAAACAACTTAAGGATACAGTGCTTAAGGACGCCCAAAGCTGGTTTGAGGGTCTAGGTGAATGGCGAGTGAGCGAAAACACGTATTACTTACATTTTGGAGATGTAAGATCAGAACTCGTGTTCATTCCGTTAGAAAATTCAGAAGACCAAGCACGGTTGCTGTCCATGCAATTGACCGGCGCGTGGCTATCAGAGTGTATAGAAATGAACTTCGACGTGCTTGCCCCGGTGTCCGGTCGCATTGGCCGTTATCCGAGTGGCAACCGGGGTGTGCCAAGCTGGTATGGAATTATTGCCGATACAAATATGCCAACGGAAGGAACGCCGTGGCAAAAATTCATGATTGAGCCTCCACCCAACTTCCAAGTATTCATTCAACCATCAGGCATGGCTCCTAACGCCGAAAACCTGAACTATCTTCTCCAAACAGATGAAACTGCCAAACTGCCCATTAACCACCCAGCACGACTCGCACAAGGACGCAAATATTACGAACGATTTTTAGAACTCTACGGTAGCGACCACGCTTGGGTTCGACGGTACGTGGACGCCGTTTATGGTGATGACCCCAGCGGAGAAGCGGTCTTCAAGGCGTCGTTTAAATCGTCATTTCATGTCGTGCCGGACACCCTTGTAATACCAGGATATCCATTAGTCGTTGGGGTCGATTTTGGTCGAAATCCATGGGCACTCATCGGACAAGTCGACCACATGGGCAGGCTTCTCATACACAAAGAAGTTCCTGCCACTAATATTGGACTCGAAAAACACGTTGAACAAAACTTACGACCGGTTCTGTTCTCCGACAAATTCATGTCGTCAAAAGTCATCCTAGTGGGCGATCCATCGGGGGTTGCGAAAGGGACGATAGCCGAAGAAACGTGCTTCGAAGCACTCAAACGTATGGGCTTGCCTGCGTTCCCTGCGCCAACGAACGATATTGACCCGCGACTGCGCGCCGTAGAGGCACTGCTGGGCAAGCACGTTAACGGCGGCCCCGCGCTCTGCATCTCGGCTAAAGGCTGTCCGTGGCTCGTTCGAGCCATGAGCGGCGGATATAGATACAAAAAGCACAAAGACGGCGCGCTGCGCAGCATACCAGAGAAGTACGACAAGGAAGGATTTTCGCATGTTGCCGACTGCCTGCAGTATATTGCACTGGTGGTGCATGGCGGACTTGTAAGCACACTGGCACAACGGCTAGTGCCGCGATTTAAAAAACAACCTCCCGTTCGGATTAGCGCTGCCGGGTGGACGTAGTTTTGTACTGCGGCTGCGAGACCGGCGAGCAGCTGGTGGTGATTCGGCATGTCTAGAACTTGACCCAAAATCATACAATGTATATCATACGTGTATGAAACCAACAGTCGCCAGACTACGACAGTTGCTTAGATACGCCCCAACTACCGGACGATTTCGCTGGCACACACCATCAGCACACCAAGCAAAAGGCTGGTTTCGCGGCAACAAATCTGTCCGTCAATACCGTCGTCTTTGGATTGATGATCATCACTACCTAGCACACGTCATCGCGTGGGCCTTAAAGACCGGCGCATGGCCAAAGAACGAAATCGACCATCGTGATGGTGACCAAAGCAATAATCGATGGTCCAATCTTAGAGCCGCAACACGTCAACAAAACCCTAAAAACCGAAAGAAAAACAAGAACAATACAACTGGAATCAGCGGCGTTTCTCAGTTCAACGGACGATTCAGAGCAACAATAGGAGTCGACCACAAGGTCATCTCTCTAGGACTCTATGACACCGTTGAATCCGCAGCCAACGCCAGAAAAGCTGCTGAAAAGAAATGGTACGGAGAATGGGCACATCAGGGGTTGTAAAACGAAGCTGTGGCAACTGCTCCTTGTGCTGCAAACTTTTAGGCGTAACCGACGTCACCCCGCCCAAGCGAAATCATGAGTGGTGCAGCCACGCCAACCCCGGTTGTGGCTGCAGCATCTACGACACCCGCCCCGAATCGTGCCGCGCGTTCTTCTGCATGTGGATGCTGGACGAGCGGATAAAAGACCATTGGTTCCCGGCACGCAGCAAGATCGTGATCCACGCCAGCCTCGA